ATATGTTGATGGAAGATTTGATTATGTAGTTTTATCTAAAACACAATTTATTTTGAGTTCTGCACTTGATGAAGATGATAGACAACTATTGTTAAAATTTTATGATAAACATTATGGAAAAACTAAAATTCCATTATTTGCAATAGATAAAGATGGAAATGTTGCTAGTTTAATAATGGATAGTATTAAAGATTTTTATTTCAATATATTTTCTAGCAAACAAGCACCTGTTATTTTAGTAGTACAACCAACATTGCCAAATAGAAAATTCGGTTTAAGTGGTGGTTATCTTCATAGCATTTTAGGACAAGATGCATGGAAAGATTATGTATATGCAGGAATTGGAGTAAAAAATAATAAGTTAATCATTACTGATATACGAGGAAACCAAACACCAGGACAAACGCCATCTGTTATTATTCCTCCATTTTCTTATAGTGGTGGAATATATAGTTTAGATGGAACGCTTAATGCATCAAGATACGAAGCAGGCGATGTTGTTGCTAATAATCATTTATTTATTGGAAATGGAAGTTATGTTGATAGTTTAATTGGAGATAGATATAGCTTTAAATTTTACAATCCTGATTATTCAAAAGCAACTTTTGGTTTTGGTATTAATTCAACTAATAATGATTGGAGTTATTATATAGCTTATAATGCTAAAAAAGAAGATGTATATGCTGACACTGGAATTATTCCAGAAAATTGGGAATATGCAATTAAATTCCCTAGAAAAACAGGTACTGTTGCTTTAGCTGAAGATGTTGATGAAAATTATGAGATTATTAGTTTGAATGCAAAACGTATTCCAGAGCATACGGATTTAAATGATTTAGAAACAGCTGGTGTTTATGATGCTATGGGAGAAACACTTACAAATATTCCTAGTGCGATTGGAACTGAATGGTTTAGAATTGAAGTTAAAACTGTATTTAAAAATGATGCAGTAATTCCGAATATAATTCAAACAATTTACTGCCCTAAATATAATTATACAGCAACCAGAATGAGAAGTACTAATGGAAAAAACTGGTCTGAATGGTCATCAGTAAATAGTAAAGTTGAAAAAGCTACTACATTACCGTGGACAGAAAATACCTGGGGTGTTTATGGTATCAAAAAAGATGAAGTTAGTGGAATATTATCTGATATGTTATTCCCTACACAATCATCTAAGAGAGCAGATTTAGGCTATGATTATTGGATTGCAAATGCTATTGCAACAAGGACTCCTCGTGGAACTTTAAAAGCAGATAAAGCGACAAAAGATGATGATTTAATTCCATTAATTCAATATCAAACTGAATTATTACCAGATATTGAATCTAAAATAAAAGCATATAGTGATAATTTATATTTTGAACATATAATCACAGTAAAAGGAACTAGAGCTTATGCAATTATCAAGAAAATATCTAAAACAAAAACAGCTATTACATCATATCAAGAAATGATTACATTATTAGGTTTACAAGCAAATGAAATCTATCCTTGTCATTCAGGTTATATAAGTGGAAATAATGTAACAAATTGCATTATGTATGATGGAGAAAAAATGTATATGGGCTGGTTAGCGTATGCTGATGGTGGATTTAAAGCAACTGATGATTTTGGTTTTGTAAGTGATTTAGTAAAACCACTTTAATTTAAAGAAAAGGAGAAAAAATAAAATGGCAACAATTAGAAAAAAATCAGAATTAAACAAATTTTTAGAAGAATACAATGGAACTGAATTAAATAGATTAAAAAATACATTAAATACAAATAAAGAATGGATTTTAGGTGTAAATGTATGGGATTTTAGAGTTTCTCAAAATGTATTTTTATTTAGACAAACATCGTTTTTGTTTAATCATGGAGATTATGAAAACATACAAACTAAAGATTTTAATATTTCTGGATTATGCTTATTTGCAAAATCGTTAAATTATGCATTATTCTTAGAATTGAATGATACACAAGAAATTGCTTTATACAAGTTATATAAAGATGACTTAAGATTTGAAAAGATTAATGAATATTGTGATATTAATGAATTAAGAAGATGCATCAATGAATATGATGTAACAAAAGATGATTTTGAAAATTTAGTAAAAGAAACACCTACAGGGCTTAAAGTTGATAATCAAGGTAAATTATATTTAACCCACGATGATGAGATTATTTCAGGACAAACTAATCCTGTAAAATTTAAAACTATATTCGGAAATCAATCATTATATGGAGATGGAAATATTGATTTATATAGACACCAATTATCTTTTAATGTGGAAAATGGTCATTATAATGTATGTGCTATAATTTATTCATCAAATCCATTAAAAATTGACAGCTTGCAAGATTTAACAACTGTTACAAAAGCTTCTGCTGGATATGGAATTTTAGCAATAGGAAATAATGAAACAGGTTCAACTAATCCAAATTGCATTGTTTTTAACGGAACAGTTTGGAAAGCTGGACAAGGAAATTGCAATCCTTCAACTGGCGTTTGGAGTTTGGATAGTAGTAGTAGCGTAGACATTACATCTGTAAATGATATAGTAACAACTTTATAAATATTTATTGAAAACCACAATTTTATGTGCTAAAATTATATTGTAAAAAGTGAATTTCATTTAATTTAATCTCAAAACCATACACAATAATTTTAACTTTTTACAGCAAAAAGCATGTCGAGATGATATGCTTTTTTTGTTGCGTTCATGATAGTTCATGATACTTAGTGCGTTTTTTAAACTTTATATATATATTTATATTTATATTTTTATATATACTTTTTATAAAATAAGAAAAGTATCATAAAGTATCATTAATAATAAATAAATTTAAAAATAATTAAAAAAATACTTTACTTTTACATAAAAATAGTTTATGATATATATGTAAGATAAATAAAGGAGATTAAAAAAATGAAATTTGATGAATTTGTTAAACCAATGTTGTTAAGTGATTTTATTTGTAATGTTTATTTAGAAGAAAATGGCAAGATAAAACCAATTTGTAAATGTCATGCTAATTTTTTAAAAAATGAAAATACTTATAAAATAAGAAATTATAATGTAATTGATGTGGACATGAACAATCAAAAAGAATTATGCATATATGTTAATAAAGATTTTGAAACATTGAAAGATTATTTATTAAGTTGTAAGGATTAAAAAATGAAAAAAGAAGAAGCAATTGAAATAATTGAAGATAGAAAAAAAGAAATGTTTGATAGATATTTAGAATTGATAGATGAAGATAATGCAGAAGCTGAGACTTATTTAAAAGCATTTAATGAACTTGAAAAATTAGAAAAGGAGATATTAGAAAATGATTAGAAGTATTTTATTAATAACGATAATAGCAATGGCTATAATTGTATGTGGATTATCAATAAGTTTTTTGATTTTAGGAGGCAAAAAAAATGTTAGATAAATTTAGTTTGAGATTTGATGATTTAACTTATGAGAAAAGAATAAAAGAATTGAATAATCGTTTAAACAGTAAAAGATATAGAATTGTAAAGTTAATTTATAATACTAAATATTGGCAAATTGAATTGCCTGATGGTTTAAATGAAGTAATAGCAGAATTAGAAAGTGTGAAATATATTGATTTAGAATTAGAAGAAGAAAACACAATCAATGTTGAGGGGTGTGATACAGATTTTGAAATAATAACAAAGATGAGGAAATATCTATGGAATGCTTAAAAGATGATTTATTAGATGAATTCATAAGCAATTATATTGATGTAATCGATATTGAAGAATTCAAAAAAGATTATGAATTGCATTATAAAAACAATATAAATCCTTTAACACCTGAAGGTTATTATGAAAGAATCTGGAGCAATAAAGATGCTGAAAGATTGAAAACAATTTTAAAAGATAAATCCAGATGCATAGATATTTGCGAAAGGCATCGTATGAATTGTAATAAATGTCCTATAGGAATAAGCTATTATGCTTCTCAATTAGATAATCCAAATTGCTATATAAAAACAATTTGTGCTTATAAAAATAAAGTTATCTTAAATGAAGATATTCTAAATGAAAAGGTGGTGATAAAATGAAAATTACTTTAGAATTAACCGATGAACAAGAATTTGCTTTAAAGAAAATGCATGAAGCTTTAAATGGTAGAGAACCAATTGAAAAAAATGCTTCTAACATGATGAGTCATGGAATAATTGCATTTTTAACAGAAGCTGAACAAGAAATCTTGGAAGAATTAAAGAAAGGAGATAATATTGCATAATGAAACAAAAGATTTTAGAAAGAAGAATTGTAAAGAAAGATGCAAAGAACAGAATTTGCTTAACTAAAATGGGAAATGAAATTTTAGATGGAAACAGTATTGAATTAACAATTTATGAAGATAAAATTGTTTTAAAAAAGGTTAAATTATGATTTTAACAAGAAAAGAATTTATTAATTATTTAATCAAAAATAAGAAATTGAAAGATTGGTGCTTAAATCATTTTTGCAGTGAATGTCCTCTGCAATTAAAGTTTAAAGAAAACAATTTTAAGAAAGGAAGAAAAACAAGTATTTGTACTTATAGATACAGTGAAATTTTAAAAAAAGAATATTTAAATGAATTAATTAATGTAAAGGAGATAAAAGAAAATGAAAGGAAAAATTAAATTATCCGAATTTTGGAAAAGTGAAGAAAAATTAGCTATTCATTGTGATACGGAAGAAAAAGCTATTAAATTATTAAGAGCTTTTGATAAGATGGGTAAAAGATGGATATGTGGAAACAGTTATTTAGAAAGTAATTATTGGAAAGTAAACAAAGAAGATACTTGCTATAATAATATTAATCGATATTCGAGTATTAATTGGTATAAAAAATATAAATATAAAATCTATGAATTTGAAGATATTGATTTTGAGGAGGAGAAAAAAATGAAAAGAAAAATTAAATTAAGAGATATGACAAAAGAAGATTTTGCAAAATGGAAAGAAAAAAAATGTGTAAAAATATCTTGTAAAGATTGTGTATTTTGTAAAGCACCATGTACAGAACCAAACGATGAAGATTCATGGATTAACAATAAAGATTTATATAGTGATAAATTTTTAGACCAGGAAGTTGAAATTGATATTTCTGATATTTTGGATGAAAAAGAAAAAGAGTATTTAAGAAATGTTATTAAACCATTTAGAAATAGAGTTATTAGCATTGAAAAAGCAAGTCATGATGATAGTTGTTTTATATCAATTACTATTAAGAGAATGTTTAACGAAACAGGGACAGAATCTATAAATTTACCATTTTTCAAAGAAGATACAATGTATAAAGGAATGATGGAAGACTATGCATATACTTTAAAGGATTTAGATTTATGAAAAAAATATTGATTGCTTTATTAACAATATTATCTTTAACAAGTTGTGCATCTGGTGAATATCAAAAGATACATTGGTTTTCAAGAAGAATGTGTTATGATGTATTAAGTTGGAGAAAAGAAGATAATGTTTACAAGATTAAGTTTCAAAATTATGGAATAGTCTATATTCCAGTAGAAGATGTAATGATTGTAACAGATAAATGCCCTATTTGTGATAATCATTAAAGGAGATAAAAAGTATGGGAAAGATTAAACAAGAATTATATAATGACCATTTTGAAAATGCTAAAAGATATGGAATACAACATGCACAATTGATTATTGCTGATATTCCTTACAACTTAGGACAAAATGCTTATGCCAGTAATCCACAATGGTATGTTGATGGAGATAACAAGAATGGAGAAAGTAAACTCGCTGGAAAATCATTTTTTGATACAGATAATGATTTTAAGATTAATAATTTTTTTGATTTTTGTACAAGATATTTAAACAAAGAACCAAAAGAAAAAGGAAAAGCACCTGCAATGATAATCTTTTGTGCTTTTGAACAAATGCAAATGGTTATCGAAGAGGGGAAAAAGCATGGATTAAAAAATAGTTATCCATTAGTGTTTATTAAAAATTTTAGCGCTCAAGTTTTAAAAGCAAATATGAAGATAGTAAACGCTTGTGAATATGCAGTAGTTTTATATCGTGAAAAACTACCTAAATTTAATAACAATGGAAAGATGATATTTAATTGGTTTCCATGGGAAATGGAAAAAGAAAAAAATAAAATTCATCCTACTCAAAAACCTATTCCTGTTTTGAAAAGATTAATAGAGATATTTACAGATGAGGGAGATGTTGTAATTGACCCTGTAGCAGGCTCTGGAAGTACATTAATTGCTTGTAAACAATTAAATAGAAGTGCTTATGGTTTTGAAATAAAAAAAGATTTTTACAAAAAAGCAGTTGAATGGCTAAATGGTACAACCATCGATGAAAAGAAAAAAGAAGAACAAGGTTATATGAAATTGTTTTAAAAAAACATTCTTAATAATAAATAAATTTAAAAATAATTAAAAAAATACTTTACTTTTACATAAAAATAGTATATGATATATATGTAAGATAAATAAAGGAGATTAAATTTATGGAAACAGAAAAAATTATTAAGAATTGGAATGCTATGAAAGGCACAAGATTTCAAATTGTTAGTAAAGATGGAGATAGTGCTATATCAAGATTGATTAAACAATTAGGAACAACTTATGGAGAAGCAGAAATTGAAAGATACATTTATTTAAATAGTAAAGATGAAAATGTAGATGGAGATTTATGGACAATCTTAGATAGCTATAAAGTCAAAGAATGGTTAGAACAAAATAAAAAGATTGTAGAAGTTGAAGCTAAACAAGTTGAAGAACCTAAGCAAGATATTTCTATTTTAAATGCTTTAGGCAGTGAAATTGTTAAATTGATGGGGGTTGAATTAGCTAACAATATTAATAAAGAAGTTGAAGCAAAAATAAATAGTTTTATTGAAGATAAAGTAATAACAAAAGTTGTGGAATATAAAGGCGAACAAAAGAAAGTTAATGGATTAACACATGAACAATTTGATACGATTTTAAAATTTGTCGCTATGGATGAACCTGTTATGTTAGTAGGTCCTGCTGGTACTGGAAAAAATGTTATTGCTAAACAAGTTGCTGAAGCTTTAGGATTAGAATTTTACTTCTCAAATGCAGTTACACAAGAATATAAAATCACAGGTTATGGCGATGCAAATGGAAAATTTGTTGAAACACAATTCTTTAAAGCATTTACAAATGGTGGATTATTCTTACTTGATGAAATGGATGCAAGTTGCCCAGAAGCATTAATAATTTTAAACTGTGCTATTGCAAATAGATATTTTGATTTTCCTGTAATCGGTAGAGTTGAAGCAAATCCTAATTTTAGAGTTATGGCTTGTGCTAATACTTTTGGAACAGGTGCTAGCTTAGAATATGTTGGAAGAAATCAATTAGATGGTGCAACTTTAAATAGATTTGCTTTAGTTGAAGTAAATTATGACAAAAGAATTGAAGATAATATTTGCCCTGATTTAGAACTTGCTAACTTCTGCAGAGATTTTAGAGAAGCTTGCAATAAAAATGGTACGCATACAATTGTTTCTTATCGTGAAATGTCAAGATTATACAAGATGATTAATATTGCTAAACTTGAAAAATCAATCGCTTTAAAAACTTGTTTATTAAAAGGTTTAGAAAATGATACATTAAGAATGTTAATAAATGATATTAAAGATAATGAATATAAAAATATTTTAAAAAATATTATAAAATAGTTTTATTTTCTAATAAAATAGTATATGATATATATGTAAGATAAATAAAGGAGATTAAATTAAATGGATGCTAAGTATGTGTATTTGAAAGGACAAAATCGCAAGATGTATATTGAAAAATATAAATCTTATAAAGAATTTGTTGAAACGATTAAAGAACGAGAAAAAACTTATTGCAAAGAGAATTCTCATTATTTAACTAAAAATTGGTATTCAAAAGATACAAGTTGGATTGGTATTGATAATTATGAAACAGCTGAAAGTTATTTATTAAATGGATGGGAAAATCATCTAGAAATGATGAAAAAAGAAATTGATAAAAACATAAATTTAATGGATAATAAAAAAGTTGTAAAACAATATTCTGATGTATGTGGATTTGCTCCAATAGTTCCAAATGCTTTATTAGGACTTCCAAATTGTATGTTAAATACACATAAAGATGTTAAGAAATCTAAAATAATTAAATTCTTATTTGAAATGAATAAACCTTGGACATATTCTTCAAAAGAAATAATTGAAAAATACAGTAAGATTTTAGCGAATATAGCAATTTTAGAAAAGAATGGATATAGATGTAGAATTGAATTAAATGGAACTTTTAGCAATATGCATGGAAATCAAACAATTGTAGGATGTAATATCTTGGTTAAAAGTGAAAACCAATTATTTGATGTGAAAAGATTATGCTTTCCATTAGTACATAGTGCTATGAGTAGATTATTTGGTTTTGCTTGGGAAAATAGCTTGCCTATTAAAGATAATTATCATAATGGTGGAATGGGACAAGCATTGTATTTGTGGAGTAAAACAAATAGAGATGAAGTCTTAAATGCTTTAAATGAAAGAAACGAAAAAATCGTATATGTAAGTATGGATACAAATGAAAATGAATTATTGAAAGGAGGTGAAATAAAATGATGGATTTGAAAACTTTTATTAAAGTTGCAAGAGCAAAAAAAGGTATGTCTCAAAAGCAACTTGCTGAAGCTTCTGGAGTAAGTGAATGCAGTATTTGTTTTATTGAAATTGGAAAGATAAAACCAAGAATGACAACACTTGTAAAACTTGCAAAAGCTTTAGATGTAGATGAAGATGAAATTTTAAACTATTTAAATTAAAAAGAAAAGGAGATTAAAAAAATGAAAGTTGAAATTTTAAAACAAAATGGACAAATTACAGGATTAAATGTTGAAAAAATTGATGGAGAAAGTTATTTAAATTGGATTAAAGAAAATTCAAAAGAAGATACTAATATATCAAAGTTTGAATATATCTTAGCAATGAATGGAAAAGAAGTTGAATTAACAAATGAACAAATTGTAGATATTAAGTTAATCATAGAAATGGAAAAAAATGAAATGATTAAAGTAAGAGATTTTACTTGTTGCTCACAAAATGTTGATAGAAAATATAAATTGATTAAAAGTTTAGTTTTAAATGCATTAGATATTCTTAAATTAGATATAGATGAAAAATTTATTTGTAAAATGGTTGATGAAATAAAATCTAATATGTTTCAAGTAATCGAAAGAAATAATACAAACAAAATGATATTCTTAAGTAGGTTTGATGAAATTTTATCAAAACCAATTAAAGAAGAAAATCATGGATTGCTTAATGTTATTTTAGGAACAATGGAAAAGATTGGAGAAAATTTAAAATGATTGTAGAAGCAAAAGATTTAAAATTTAATGATAAAAAATTATTCATGATAATTGCTGGAGTTCCAGGAATTGGAAAAACAACTTTAGCATTATCTGCACCTAAACCATTATTGATTGATTTAGATAAAGGAATATCAAGAGTTGACCCTCGATACAGAAAAGCAACTTGTGTAGTTAATAATTATGATGAATTAGTTAATGATTTAAGAACAGCTGATTTAAGTAATTATGAAACAATCGTGATTGATACAGGTGGAAAGTTATTTGATTTAATTAAACCAATTGTGATTAAAGAAGATTACAAGAATGGAAAAAGAGATGGAAATTTATCTTTACAAGGTTATGGTGCAAGTAAAAAGAAATTTAGTGATTTTGTAAAATTTGTAAAATCTTTAGATAAACATTTAATAGTAGTATTCCATGCTAGTGAAGTTCAATTAGCTAACGATATAACAGGGCTGAGAATTAGACTTGAGGGAAGCTCAAAAGATGATATCTGGGATGATGTAGATATTGGTGGATTTGTTGAAATTGTAAATGGAAAAAGAACAATTGGATTTAGTAATTGTGAAAGATACTATGCAAAAGCAACTCATGGAATTAAAGGAGTAATGGAAATTCCATCTTTGGAAAAGAACTCAACTAATGATTTTGTTTCAAAACTTTTTAAAAAGATTATCGATGATTTAAATGAAGAAACAGATGAATTTAATCTTTATCAAAATGTAATAAATGAATTAAAAGATGAAATAGCAAAAGCTAAAACATTAGAAGATTTAAATAATGAATTTACATCTATCGCTAATAAAAAGCATTATCTAACATCTAAAGAAGAAGCATGGGCAATGCTACAAGCTAAAGCAAAAGAATTAGGTTTTAATTATGATAAAGCAACAAAGCAATTCAAATAATGATAGATATTTAATAACTACATCGTTGTTAAACTCGTGGGCTTATATTTGGAACTGCGTAGATGGTGTAAAAGAAGCTGATAGTGATAAAATTTCATTTGATGATAAAATATATGAAAAACAAAAAAACGCTTATGAGGGCTTTATTAACGCTTTGAATAGAGTTAAAACACCGACTAATGAATTTATGCAACTTGGAATTGATTTTGAAAAAGATTGTTATGATGGAAAAACAAGATTTAGCAAGATTATTGAAAATGGACAATTTCAAGTTGTAGGAATGAAAGAAATAGAAGTTGATGGAATGAAGTTCTTAATGTATGGAATATTAGATGTTTTAAAAGCTGGAGTAATCTATGACATAAAACGAGTGATTAAATATTCAAGACCAAAATATATTAATTCATTTCAACATAACTTTTATTTTTGCTTGTATCCAAATGTAAAAGAATTTACTTATTTAATTTATGATGGTTATAAATATCACAAAGAAAGTTATTATGATGTAGAAAAAGCTCAAGATATAATCGATGGAACTATTAGAGATTTTATTAATTATTTAAAAGAAAATAATTTATTTGAAATTTATAAGGAGAAATGGAAATGCAAGAGATAATCGAAGAAAGCAAAATGCTTGAATTAACTGTAATTGAAAAAAGAATTAAACAATTAGAAAATCAATTAAAAGAATTAAAAGATAGAGAAGAAAAAATCAAAGTTGAAATTATTAATGAGATGTCATCTAATAATGTTATGACTTTAGAAAATGAAGAGTTAAAAATTAGTTATGTAAAATCAATTGTAAGAAGCTCTGTAGATGCATCAAAATTAAAATCTGAATATCCAGAAGTTTACAAGGAATGTTTAAAACTAACTGAAGTAAAAGAAAACTTAAGAATTAAAATAAAGGAGAATTAATAAAATGAGTTATACATATCAAAAAACAAATATTGAAACATTGATGCCTGAGGGAGATTACGAAGCAAAAATTGAAAATGCTGAATTAAAAACATTACCAACTGGTACTCAAAAACTTATGATTACTTACAGAATTAGACAAGATGTAGAACAAATGTTTAAGAATAAAGTTATGTGGGAAGACATCTGGAGAGAAAAAGCAAATCCAGAAGTATTTAATCGTAAAAGAATTAATCAATTGTTAGGTACACAAGATTTGGAAGAGGGAACTGTTTTTAATTCAATAGATGATATAATTAAATTTTTAAAAGGAAAAAACTTAATTGTACATGTTGTAGAAACTTTTGATGAATATGACCAAAAGAAGAAAAACATTGTTGCTTGGTATAAAAGCTCAAAAGTAGAATCTATGCCTGAACCTGAACCTGAATATAAAGAAGAAGTTGTACAAGATGATGATTTACCATTTTAGTAAAATGCTGTTGAAAAATACAGCATTTTATTTAAAAAAAGAAAGGAGTTAACAAAAATGCAATTTGATTATACAAACATTCCTGAAACTTTAAAGAATGAAAAAAGATGGGTTTTGTTTAAGAAAGTTATTAAAGAGGGAAAAATGACAAAAATACCAATTAATGCTTTAACTGGTTATGGTGCGAAAAGCAATGATAATACTACATGGACAACTTTTGATACAGCTTTAAATAAGTGTGAATTATTAGGTTGTGATGGTTTAGGCTTTATGCTTGGCGATGGCTATTTTGGAATAGATTTGGATAACCATATAGATGAAAATGGAGAACTTGAAACATCCAAAGAAGATTTTGATAAATTAGCAGATGAATTTGTTAATCAATTAAATTCTTATACAGAATATTCACAAAGTGGAAATGGAATACATATCATTTGCAAAGGTGTATTACCTAAAGGTGCAAGAAGAAAAGGAAGTATTGAAATGTATGATAACCTTAGATTCTTTGCTATGACAGGAAATGCAATTAATAATCAAAATGTAGAAGATAGAACAAATGAAATAATTAATTTATACAATAAGTATTTAGGAAAAGAAACAAAGGCTTATGTTTATTCACAACAAAATGATAACTTTAAAACAGATCTAACTGATGAAGAAGTTATTATTAAAGCTATGAAAAGCAGTAATAGTTATTTATTTTCTATGTTATTTAATGGAAATTGGCAACAACTTTACAAAAGTCAAAGCGATGCAGATTTAGCATTATGTAATATATTGGCGTTTTGGTGTAATCGTGATAAAGTTCAAATTGATAGAATATTTAGAAAATCACAACTTTTGCGAGACAAATGGGACAGAAAATGGGGAGATAGCACCTATGGTTGGATGACTATTGATACAGCAATATCAAGTTGTAAAAATGTTTATAATCCATCTTTTAAGAAAGAAGAAGCTAAAGATGAAAAGAAGCAAAATAAAACTTATGATTTGAACGATACAGGAAATGCTGAAAGATTTATTGATGATTATGGAGAAATAATAAAATATAATTGTGATAATAATTATTGGTTAATCTTTAATGGAGAAAAGTGGGCTAGAGACAAGAAACAAACAATTAAGAAATTAGTTGATGAGTTAATTATCAAGATGAAAAAAGAAGCTTTTATTGAAGAAGATGAAGACAAAAGAAAAGAACTTTTAAGAAATGTTAAATATCTATCATCTTATAATGGGAAAAATGCAATGTTAAAAGAAGCTATTCATTTAAAAGAAATTGCATCTTTAAACAATGACTATGATAAAAATCCTTATTTATTAAATTGTAAAAATGGTATTGTTGATTTAAAACAAGGAAAAATTATGCCTCATGATAAAAGCTTGATGTTATCTAAAAGTACTAATATCGATTGTGATTTAGAGCATGAACCTGAAAGATGGCTAAAGTTTCTAGATGAGATTTTCTTAGGAAATAAAGAATTGATACATTATGTTTCTTTAGCAATAGGCTATTCAATAACTGGAGATATTAAAGAACAATGTTTCTTTCAATGTTGGGGAGATGGCTCAAATGGAAAAGGTGTATTTTTTGATGTAATGTATAAAATGTTAGGAGATTATGCTATTAATTCACAAGCTGATAGTATCTTAGCTAAGAAGTATGGTGCTAATAATGGTGCTAATAATGAAATTGCAAGAATGAATGGTGCAAGATTTGTAAGAACAAATGAAACAAATGATGGTACTGCTTTTAATGAAGCTTTAGTAAAACAGTTAGTCGGTGGAGATGTAACTACTACAAGATTTTTATATGGAGAATTTTTTGATTTTTATCCAGAATTGAAATTGTGGATTAATACCAATTATAAGATTGGTGTAAAAGGCACTGACAAGGGAATTTGGAGAAGAAATATCTTAATTCCATTTAATGCTGTGTTTGATGTTGAAAAAGGAAATATTGATAAAGAACTTCCATTAAAGTTAAACAAAGAATTACCTCAAATATTAGGATGGGCAGTTAAGCAATGTTTAGCTTGGCAAAAAGAAGGACTTGGCAATATTCCTGATACAATTAAAAAAGAAATTAATAATTATAGAAATGAAATGGATATAATTAAGAATTTTCTTGATGATTGCACTAAGTTATCTGCTGGTGGTAGAGAAAAAGCAAGCGACTTATTTAAAGAATTTAATCAATGGATTAAAGATAATCATCTTGATGCTATGACTCAATCTAGATTTGGTTTAGAAATGAAAAAACGATTTGAAAAAAGAAATGTAAATGGCTATATGTACTATTATGGTTTGATTTTAAAGAAAAATGATACAAGTTATGTTTTTGAAAAGGAGCAGTTATGAACAACAAAAAAATAGGAAATAATACAGAAGATGAATTTTTAAAGAAAATGCAAGGGAATGGTTATTGGACACATTTGCTTTCATATAATCCTTATGGACAACCATTTGACATTATCGCTGTTAGAAAGAATATAATTTTAATGCTAGATGTAAAACATTGTAGTATTGATACTTTTAGTTTTAATAACATTCAAGAAAATCAAAAAATGTCTATGGCTTATGCTGTTAATCGTTGTTTAGTAAATCCTAAATACATAGGTTTTGCGATTTATTTTGAAGAAGTAAAAGAATGGTATTTTTTGTCGTACAAGTATTATCAAGATACAATTAATGCTGGTATAAGAAAATCATTAAATAGAAGAAATTTAATTCGTTTTGATGAATATTTGGAGATTTTAAAAAATGAAATTAATAATCAGCAATAATATAAGAATTCAAAATCCAACTGCTGAAATAAAAGAATATTGCAGTAAAAATCTTGTATTAAATAATCCTGATTATATCATCGCTCAAAGATTGGGGCATTATGTTGGAAAAATGCCTCAATTTTTAAAATTATATTCAAAAGATGCAAATGATTTAATTTTGCCTTTTGGTACTTTACAAAATGTTTGGAAGTTAGCTAAAAATAGCGAGTATGAGTTAAAGTTTAACCCTTGTAGACTGAATAAGATGTCAGGTAGTATTAATTTATATAGTTATCAAAAACAAGCGTTAAACGAGCTTATTTTAAAGAAAAACGGAGTACTTGAAGCACCTTGTGGAAGTGGTAAGACTATGATAGGCTTACAATTGATTAAAGAATTAGGATTTAAAGCATTATGGCTAACACATACTGAAAAGCTGTTAGAACAAAGCAAAACAAGATGCGAAAGCAATTTTAAAGGCGATTTTGGAACAATAACAAAAGGAGAAGTAAATATTGGAAATGATATAACTTTTGCAACAGTTCAAACGATGTCAAAGATTGACCCTGAGATTTACAAGAATGCTTTTGATATTGTAATTGTAGATGAATGTCATCATTGCGTAGGAAGTCCAACTAAAGTCATGCAATTTTATAAAGTTGTTTCTAATTGTAATTGCAGATACAAGTATGGAATGAGTGCTACTCTTACAAGAAGCGATGGAATGATTAATAGCTTATATTCAATTATCGGAGATTTGATTTATTCAATTAAAAAAGAAGATGTCGGAGACAAAACTATTAAAGCTGTTCATATTCCAGTTAGTATTGATTTAGATTATAACGAAATGGATTATTTAAACGCTGATGGAACTTTAAACTATTGCAATTTAATAAACATGTTATCTTTAAATCAAGAAAGAAACAATATAATCTGTTCTAAAGTTTTTGATAATTTTACAAAAGGAAGAAAACAAATAGTGCTATGTGAAAGATTATCACAAGTTGATTATTTAGCAAAAGAAATAAGAAAGTTTTGTAAAGTTTCAATTCTTACAGGAAAGATACAAAAGAAAGATAGAGAGTATGATGCAGATGTTATTGTAACAACTTTTAAACTTTCAAAAGAGGGGTTAGACATTCCAGAACTTGATTGTTTACATTTAGCAATGATACAAAAAGATAAATCAACTGTTTTACAAAGCGTAGGAAGAATAGAAAGAAATGTAAAAGATAAAAAACAACCTATTTGTTTTGATTATGTCGATACAAAAATAAGTTATTGCATAAGTGCTTTTAAAAAAAGAAAAAAAATATTAAAATAAATTAAAAAAATACTTTACTTTTACATAAAAATAGTTTATGATATATATGTAAGATAAATAAAGGAGATTAAATTTATGGAAAAAATCGAAGTTAGAATTAATATTATTATTGCGATTGTAAGTAAAGAATTCAATGAAGATAAAGAAGCTTATGCTTTTATATTAGAAACAATAAGAAAATTTAAAAATATTACAAGAATTGAAATTCAAAGAGATACTTATAATAAAAATGGTTTATTAATTCAATCAAATATAAAATATTATTATTAATGGATTAATGGTAAAAAAAGGAGATTAAATTATTATGAATAAAAAATATGTAATTTTACAAGGAGTACAAAGTGCTAGAGGCTGTGGAGATTTGTTACCTATGGCTTATACTGATAATTTAGAAATGGGAAGAAAGTTATTTAATAAATACAAAAATGATAAAGAGGGTTGGATTATTTCAAGAGGAGATAAATTGATAACTGCTTTAATGTTAAATAGAGAAGATGTTACAGAATATCTTGAATATGATGAAGAATAAGGGAGGTGATAGAAAGTGCAAAGTTATTATACAAGAAGTATTAATGAACGCATAAATAGATTAATGCGAAACAATGGAACTGCAATCTATATTCCAAAACATGGGAAAAGAACAAAGAAAAGGAGATAAAAGAATGATAACAATTGAAGATTACAGAAAATATGTAGAAAAAATTATGGATAAAGGTTTACCTGATATTTTAAATAATGAAGGTAGAGCATTACTAGAAGAAGATTTTAAACAAAGAACAATTGAAATTTTTGAAGATTATATTAATGAAGATAGATATTGGTATGATGTAAATCTTGTAAAAAAAATAAAAGAAAAAGAAAAGAACAGAGTTAATTTTATATACAATATTTCTTTTTATGAAAGATTAAAAATTTTCATAAATGATAATTGGGAAAGATTAGATGAAATAATTGAGATATTGGAGAATTATATCAATGAAAAAAAGATTAGTGATTAAAGTCTATGGAAAGAATGGATTGATAACAAGAATACCAAAAGATAATGAAATTGAAAAGATTGTAATTGAAGAAAAATATTATTGTAAAAATGTTTTGATTAAAGTTAAAAAGAATTATTATTATAAGGAGATTAATTTGAATGAAGCTAAAAGAATTATTGAGAGCAATTCCACAAAGTACTGATATAAAGGTTTATTTGGATGGAATATATGAAGAGAAAAAACTTATTACTGATTATACAGAATATAAAGAAAATGAAGTTTTAATTGTTGCACCTAGCTATAATGAAGATGATGTAATTTGCATAGCGTTGAAAAAATCTGATATTCTTGATGATATGGAAAAAGAATACTTAAGTTATGTAATAAAACCATTTAGAAATAGAATTGAATTTATAAAAAAGATAAAAAGCTTTAAATATTACATTTATATAAAGTTGAAAGATGATGATGATATGATGTTCCCTAATTTACCAAATAAAAAAATGTATAAAAATATGAAAGAAAATCAACCATATAAATTGGAGGAGTTAGGTTTATGATAGTTTATAATGTAAAAACAAATGTAAAAAAAGAATGTGATACAACAACTTATACAGAAGATATGGAAAGAATTGTAGAATGTCCAGAATGTGGGAAAAGATACAAGTTTGGCGATGGAATTAATGCTGGTAATTGGTTTAATGAAAAGACAATATGGAGAGTAGCAATTTGCCCTGAATGTGCAGAAAGGATTTGGAAAGATGAAGATTAAAGAGTTATTAAAAAATCAAATTGCAGAAGAAGATGTAATTGTTATTGAAAGAGATACAAGAGAAGTTTTAGCTGATTGTAATTCATATATTTTATATAGAAATTTATATTATAACAAAAAAGCTCATTTAAATAGTTATAAAGTATATAACTTTAGAACAAGGAATAAATGCTTAATAATTGAGGTAGAGAAAAAATGTTGATTAGAACACAAGATAGATTAGCATTAATAAATTCTTATAGTTATTATAAAATAGAAATAAAAGACATATCGATAATAAGAGAAATACATAATTATGTAATAATTGCTTGTAAAGATGATGAAGATGAAATTATTTTAGGAGCTTATAGCTCAGAAGAGAATGCTATTGACGCTTTAGCTTATATTCAAGAATGTACTTATTTATGTAAAGTTGAAATGTATATGCCTTTGGAAAAAGATGGAGAATTATTAAAATGATAGAAATAAAAATACATGGAAATAAAAATTTAATTCCTAAATATGAAATAATGTGCCCTAGATGTGGCTGTGATTTTATTTGTAATGATACAGATGTGAGAGAACTTGTACCATTTGATAGAGAACCAACTAAAGGTTTTATAAATTGTCCTGATTGCAATAAATCAATTCGTATTGAAAGGGATATTTATTAAATATGAATACCGATGAAGAATGCTTTTTATTAATGATAAAAGATGGATTAAATAATATTGATTTTAAATCAAGAAAAGATAAACAACAAGTGAAAAAGATTATAAAAGAAATTGAAGAAAGATTAAATTATGAAAAAATATAAACCAAAAAAAATAAAATGGTATAACTTAGAAAAATTATTTAATAAAAAATTTAGTTTTATTTTATTAAAGGAGCAAATGAAAAATGAAAAGAAAAATACCATAAAAAATAAAGGAGATGAAATAAAATGACTAAAGAAAGAAAAAGACAAGCAGTAATTTTATTAGAAGAATTTAAAAGAGAAATTGTAAAAAAACAAGGCAAATCACTTTGGAATAAAGATATAAAACTATATAGACAATTACAAGATGATTATGCTGTATTAGATGACTTACAAGAATTATTAATTAATGGAGAAGATGAATAAAATGAGAGGAGATTTATTATTATTATTAAAATTTTTAAATACAAGTCATATAGAAATAAAAATTTATGATTTATCTAAAAATCGTGTTTTATTTTCTGGCATAACATGGGGGTTATTTGATTGGATAAATCGTGCAACAGCAAATGATGTAGAACAACGATATACTGTGTTTGATATTATGTTATCTAAAATATTAAATTGTTGTTATATTGAAAATGATGTTTTAATTGTTTATTTAGATGATTAGAAAGGAGAAAAAAATATGAATTCAAAAAGAATGAAAAAGTTATTGATTGTTTTATATGAAAAGTTTGATGGAGATTCTGCTAAGATTGTTCAAGAATTATTAGAAAAAAATCTCAATCTTACAGAAGAGCAAGTTAATGATTATATTAAAAAATCTAAGATTAAGTTAACCGATTATCATTGTGGTTGGGAAAAAAGATATCCTAAAAAATTACTTAATGAAGATGTGCCTGTAATAATTTATAAAAGAAATTAAAAAAATACTTTAGTATCATGATACTTCATGATACTTTTCTTATTTTATAAAATATATAAGGAAATAAAATATATATATAAGAAGAGTTTTTATAAATGGCACTATCTATCATGGGTATCATGATTAAAAAATTATATATTGATTTTTATTTTTTATTGGTGTAATATTTTATATAGAAAGATATTTTCAATACTTGTTGAAATACAAGGGCTGTAAAGCAAACTTATTAAAAGGAGAAAAAATTATGAAAATTGAAGAAATTATAAATAATGAAAAATGGCGTTTTGCTAAGACTTATGCTAAAACACATCCACATGAATATATCGTGAGAGAAAAATGTTCTAATGCTGATTATTTTGATTGTCTATGCGAATACATAAAAAATAATGGACATTATGAATATTTTTTTAGTAGAAAAGGAATTTATTTGTCTATTGGAAATTATACATATTGGCAAATGGGAAATATTATAAACAGAAGATGGAACGATATGTACAAAGTGAATAAAGATGGTCAAATATACAAAGTTGAAAATTGGGAGGAATTGTTAAAAGATGGCAGAGTTTTGTACTGAAAGAAATGTTTTTGATGCTTCATTAGACAGAATCCGAATGATTTATGATAGATTTGATGAAGTTGTAGTTGCTATGTCAGGTGGAAAAGATAGTACAGTTGTTTATGAACTTGCGTTAATAGTTGCTAAAGAAAAAGGGAAATTGCCATTAAAAGTATTTTGGCTAGACCAAGAATGTGAATGGCAATCAACAGTTGATTATATGGATAAAGTAATGCATAATCCAAATGTTAAACCTTATTGGTTTCAAATACCTATGCTTTTTACTAATTCATTAAGCAATCAAAATAATTTTTTAAACATTTGGAATGAAAAAGATAAAGATAAATGGTGTCATCCTCAAAGCGATATTTCAATAAAAGAAAATCCAACTAAATACAATAGATTTCATGATGTTATAGATAGCTTACATCAATATTGTTTTGAAAAAGAAACTAAAAATGGATGCGTACTATGTGGAATAAGAGCTGATGAAAATCCAACTAGAAGATTATTAGTTAGTGGAAATAAAAATCAAGGTTGGATTATGAAAAGAAATGAAAAGAACAAATCGACAAAAGTTTTTCCAATTTGGGATTGGCTAAACGATGATGTTTGGATAGCTATTGCAAAGAATAAATGGGAATACAATAAGATTTACGATTATCAATATAAGTGGGGAGTTCAAAAAAGAAAAATGAGAGTATCTGCTTTAATTCATGAAACAGCTTGGAAAAGTATAGAAATGCTACAAGAGTTTGAACCTAAAACTTATGATAAATTTATAAGAAGAATTAGTGGAACTTCAACTGTAAATCATATGTTCGACCAGAGTTGCGATACAATTCCAAAAGAACTACCTTATATGTTTAAAGATTGGAAAGAATATAGAGATTATTTACTTGTTAATTTAGTCAAAAAAGAATATTGGGAATTGTTTAGGAATAGATGGAAAAATCAAGATGGAGATAAATGGTATAAATTGCATTGTAAAGAAGTTGTTATAAATGATATTGATGGAACAATTAATCATAATAACAAAGTATCTCAAGAATTCGAAAAATCTAAAGATAAAAGAAAAATGAAAGATGAATTATTATTAAAGGAGAAAATAAAAGATGATTAAAGACCAACCTATAAATGAAGTTCAATGGATACCTATTGAAAAAGTTTATGCAAATGACTATAATCCAAATAGTGTAGCTACTCCAGAAATGAAGTTGCTTTATATTTCAGTAAAAGCTGATGGATACACTCAACCAGTTGTAACAATTTACGATGAAAAGAAAGACAGATATGTGATAGTTGATGGCTTTCATAGATATTCTATTATGAGAAGATACAAAGACATTTACCAATCTTGTGAGGGAAAATTACCTTGCGTAGTTTTAAAAGGGAAAACTCAAGCAGATTTAATGGCTTCTACAGTAAGACACAATAGAGCTAGAGGAAAACATAGTATTACAGGTATGTCAAATATAGTTATGGAAATGCTTATGGATGGAGAAACTGATGCTTCAATTTGTATGAAATTAGGACTTGAAGCAGAAGAATTAGTAAGATTAAAATACATAACTGGCTATGCTAAGTTATTTGAAAATAAAGAATATTCAAAAGAAAAATATACAGATTGTCAAATAGAGGAGAAAAAATAATATGGCTGATTGGAATTATAAAGATTTTTATAAAAAATATGATATGACTGGAGAAATCAAAATTGGAACTGGAATAATAAAAGTACATGATATATTTAATTCATTACCTAATTTTATGAAGCAAGCAGATTTTATCTTTAGTGACCCCCCTTGTAGTTTAGGAAATATAAATACTTTTTATACGAAAGCAGATATTGAAGAAAAACAAAGTGATTATGAAAAATTTAAAAATAGATTTTTTGAATGTATCGATGAAATTAATCCTAAAACAATAGCTATTGAAGTATTTGCAAGTAATAAAAAATCTTTTTTAAAAGAAATTGAAGAAAGATTTAAATATGTAACAATATATAATTCAACATATTACCATAAGAAAGATAAAAAATGTTGGATTATTGTTGGAAGCAATACTAAATATGTTGATTTTAAAATTGAGGGTATTGATGAAGAAGATGCAATTGACTGGATTTGTAAAAATGCTGATTATAATTGCATTGGTGATTTATGTATGGGAAGAGGACTTGTAGGCTTTGGGGCAAATGAATATGGAAGAAAATTTGTAGGAACAGAATTAAACAAAAAGAGATTAGCAGTGTTAATAGAAAGAATAAATAAAGGTTCAAAAAAAGTATAAGTTAAGGAGAAAATAAAAATGTTTGAAAAAGTTAATCCAAGCCATCCAGATAAAATGGCAGATAGAATTGCAGGAGCATTAGTTGATTTAGCATATAAACAAACTGATAATCCTAAAATTGCAGTAGAAGTATTAATTGGGCATGGAAAATGTCATATTATTGCTGAAACTTCAATTAATTTAAATATAAATGATATTATTAAAGCTGTTCATAGAATTACTAAAAATAATATTGATATTGATTATGTTGAAACCCCTCAAGATATAAATTTAGCGAATAATCAAAATAAAAAAATAAGATGTGGAGATAATGGTATTTTTAAAGGAATGCCATTAACAAAAGAACAAAAAGAATTATCTCGTATTGCTAAATCAATTTATGAAAAATATCCATTTGATGGAAAATATATTCTTAATGGTTCAAGATTAATTATTTGCCAAAGTAATGCAAAAAATGAAGATTTAAGAAAAATATATCAAAAAGCAGAAATTAATCCAATAGGAGAATGGACAGGTGGAACAGATGTAGATACAGGTGCAACAAATAGAAAGTTAGGTTCTGATATGGCAGATTCCATTACTGGAGGAGGACTTCACGGAAAAGATTTATCAAAAGCTGATGTATCTGTTAATATCTATGCTTTTTTAAAAGCTCAAGAAACAAATAAACCTTTTGAATTATGCTGTGCTATTGGAGATGAATTTATTGATGGAAAACCTTATAACGAAATTGTAGAAATTGCTAGATGCTTTATAAAAGAAATCGGAGGATTTGAAAAATTCGCTGAATGGGGTTTGATATAATTAAATAAAAATATTAAAGGAGAAAAATAAAATGGAAATTGTAAATAAAATTGTAATGAAAAAATTAAATGAAATAAAACCTTATTTCAGAAATCCAAGAAAGAACGACAAAACAGTAGAAATGTTAGTTAAAGTAATTCCACAAGTTGGATTTAATGTTCCAATTCTTATTGATAAAGATGGAGTTATTGTAAAAGGACATGCAAGATACAAAGCTGCTTTTAAATTAGGAATGGAAGAAGTGCCTTGCGTTATAACAAATGCTAGTGAAGAACAAATAAAGCTTGATAGAATTACTGATAATAAAATTAGTGAATTAAGTGAATGGCTTGATGAGGGATTATCACATGAAATAGATATGCTAGATATTTCATTTAATGGAATTTTAGGAGATTTAGATTTAAAAACTGATGAAGTAGAAAATCATTTTGAAGAAGAATTAGAGGAAATCAAATACGATGAACCAGATGTAACACCAGAACAAAAACAAAAAATATATGAAGAAATGTTAGCAAAACAACAAGAAGAAGAAAAAGCTAAAATTGAAAAAGAATTACAAAAAGCAAAAGAAGAACAAGTTAAAATGGGAATGCCAGAAAAGAAAAAATATATAAAATGCGTTTGTAAAAAATGTGGAGAAGTATTTTTTATTGAATTTGATAAAGCTTGTATAGTTGAAATGTAGTAGGTGATTTTATGGGAAGATACAAAGGAAGCAAAAATGGACAAATAGGATACAAAGTAGATAAAGCACAATTTGAAAAATTATGTTCTATCTTATGTACTGAAACAGAAATCTGTGGTTTTTTTGATGTATCTCACGATACTTTAAATAGATGGTGCCATAAAGTATACGGAATGACTTTTGAAGAAATATGGGACAAAAAAAGTTCATTAGGAAAAATATCATTAAGAAGAATTCAATTTAAACAAGCAGAAACAAATCCAAGTATGGCAATTTGGTTAGGAAAACAAATATTAGGACAAACTGATAAAGTTGAAAATACAATAACTGATAAAGTTGAAGTTATTAATGATATGCCAAAAGAAGATATAGATTATGATTAAAATTTCAATGTATGAAAAAACTGGTAAAGGCTATACAAGAGGATGGTGGACAAATTGTCATTGCAGATATAGATGCTTTAAAGGTGCTAGAAATACAAAGAAATCTTATGTAATAATTGGTTTAGAAGTAATTGACAAAATTATAAGCGATGCAAGAAGAAATGTACTTATTCTAAGACAAATTGGAGCTAATAATAGATATTCAACTTTTTCAACTATTGATATGTTAATTGACTTATTAGGGCTTAATAAATATTTCAAAATAAATGGTTCAAGTATGACAATCACTTATTTGCCTACTGGACAGCAAATAATATTTGCTGGAATATACCCTAATCCTACAAGAATTACATCAATGCGTATGGCTAGAGGCTATTTGACAGATGTTTATGTTGAAGAAGCTTTTGAACTTGTCGATTATGAGGGCTGGAGAAAAATAGATGGAACTATAAGAGGTGATTTGCCAAAAGGATTATTCTTTCAAATAACTTTTTGCTTTAATGCTTGGAATAAGAAACATTGGCTATATGAACATTTTTTCAAAGGAAGAATGGAAGATGATTTTGAATATCTTTTAACGCATAAATATCAAGATTGGTGCGACCCTGATTTAATTATTGATTATGGAAGAGGATTGTATTTGCATACTTCAACTTACAAAATTAATGAATTTAGAGATAAAGAAATTTATGATTTAGCAATGGAGAAGATGAGAGAAGTTGCACCTGAGATTTACAAAATTGAAGCATTAGGAATGTGGGGAAATTCAAGTGAAAGTACATATCCTGAATTTAATGAAAGTTTAATCATAAATCCACAAGAAATATTTAAGATGGGATTTTCTTGTTATGCAATCGGTATCGATACAGGTTTAAGCGATGGCGAGGGAAATATAAAGAAAGGCAAAGATGTAAAACTTAGAAGTGCAACAACTATGCAATTAGTAGGCATTACAAATGATTACAAAACTTTAGTTGCTATCGATGAATATTTTTATTCAAATGAAAATGAATTTATAAAGAAAACAGAGCCTCAACTTCAAACTGAAATTGTACGAAAACTAATAGAATGGCAAGAGATATATGGCTATGGACATCCTGACTTATTTAAAGGAATAACTTTAGTCTATGTAGATTGTGCTGACAAAGGTTTTAGACAAGGCTTAGAAGTTGAAGCAAAAAGATTAGGATTAAATACAGTTAGATTTTTGCCAAGTTCAAAGTCTGTTAGAATTGTAGATAGAATAACATTTATTAGAAGAATTATGGCTTATGGAGAATACAAATTCAGTTCAAATTGTAAAAATCTTATAAGAGAAATATCTAACGCAAGACAAGATGCTGAAAAAGGATTATTGAGAGAAGATATTGATGACCATGCAACAAATGCTAATGAATATGCTTGGATACCGATTATAAATAATTTAAAAAGATGGGCAAACTATAAAAAGCAAGGTTAATACTTGCTTTTTTTTTATCATTTTGTGTTATAATAAAAAATAGGAGAAAGCGTATATGACATTATTTGAAAAGATAGCTAATAGAATATTAAGATTTTTAGGATTAACAAAATTAAATGAAAATCCAAATGATGATAGATTTACATACATAGGAAATCCTGAAAATATACAAAAAAGAAAATTACAAGAATGTAAATGGTGGTATTATGGGGATAGTGATGAGTTGCTAAACTTTTATACAGCTATGGCAACTTATGGGAATGCTGAAGAGCCAATTTACAATAGAAATAAATCAAAATACTTTTGGGGTATTAATCCTAAAGAAGATATAAAAAGAGTACATAGTGGAGTGCCACATGTTATGGTTGATACTTTAGTAAATATTATTGGTACTGCAACTTATACTTGTGATGGTTATCAAGATGTATTAGATAAAATCATAAAAGATAATAAACTTAATGTAAAGATTAATCAACAACAAATGCCTATGACACTTGCATTAGGTTATGGAGCTTTTAAACCTGTTATAAATCCAGATTTAAGTAGCGTACCACTTATTGAATGGTATGATGCAGAAGATGTGAATTTTATTAGAAAGAATGGAGTTTTAATAGGTATTGTTTACAAAGATTATTATTCTTATCAAAATAGAGATTATGTTTTATTAGAAACAAGAAGAACAGCAAAAGGCGACTCATACATTGAATGGGAATTGTTTAGGCTAGAAAAGAATAATGAAGTTAAGAAAGTACCATTAGATACAATCCCTCAATTAGCTGATTTAAATCCAGAGGGCTTGAAAATTACAGGCTTAAATATTCCATTAGGAGTTGATAGCGTTTATTTTTGGGACATGTTAAACAAAGATTATGGTAGGTCAATTTATTCTGGAAAGATTGATTTGTTTGATGATTTAGACCAAATATTATCTCAAGATAGTCAAACAGTAAGAGTTTCAACACCTGTTGAATATTATCCAAGAGATTTATTAGAAAGAAATGGAAAAACAGGTCAACCATTGATGCCTAAAGTTTATAATAGACAATATGTTGCTTATGATAGTTATCCAAATGGAGATGGACAATCAAATGACAAAATCTATACAACTCAACCTATGCTAAACTTCACACAATATAGTGCTGATGCAATGGATAAATTAACTTATATTTTAAGTGGTGTATTAAGTCCATCATCTTTTGGTTTAAATGTTTCATTAAAAGATAATGCAGAAGCTCAAAGAGAAAAAGAAAAAACTACTATTATGACAAGAGATAATATTATTTCATCTCAAGAAGATATTATGAGAAGATTATTGAGTATGTGTTTAATGATGGAAGAATATATGAGAACTGGCAATATAACAATTAGAGATTATGAAATAAGCGTTAAATTTAGTTCATTTGCAAATCCAAGTTTTGAAAGTTTATCTCAAGTGCTTACACCTATGTTTAATAGTGGAGCTATTAGCACTGAAATGTATGTTGAAAGATTGTATGGCGATAGTTTAAGCAAAGAAGAAAAAGAAAAAGAAATTATAAGACTTAATGAATTAAAACAAAAAGAAAGCTTAAATATGGGTGATTTCAATAATGAAACAACAATTACAAACGAGTTGGAATAAGAAGCAAAATGAACAAAAACAATTATACAGATTAAGAAATAGTTATCTAACATCAATTTATTGTGGAATTATAGAAAAGAAATCATTAAAAGAAATACAAAAAGAAATTTATGATAACACAATGAAATATAAAGTTAAGGGATTATCGATTGATAATGTAATGTACAATAACGCTTTAAAACTTAGTAAAAAGATAAAAAAGAGTTTTAAAGAAGATGAAATAATTGATGCAACTTTAGTTTTTGCTAAATTAAACGAAGAAAAAGGCTATGAATATTTAACTCAAAATATTTATAAATTCGTTACAAAAAAAGAAGATAAAAGAAAAATCGATATTTTAAAAGATGAGTTAAAAGAAAACAGAAAACTTGAAAATCCTAAAATATTTTATTTAGCTAGTGAACACAATGATAGTGCTGAAGACCATAAAGATTATCAAGGGAAAATTTATATTGATGAAAAATGGAAATCATTAATAAAAGATAAATCTTTAAAAGAAGAAATTGAAAGATATATTCAACTAAATAATACAAAAACTTTTCAATGGGTTACATTTAGACCTGTTTGGTTTATTACAAGACCAAATTGTAGACATTATTTTAAATCACTAACTTCCGATGAAGTTTTAGGAAATACAAGAAGAAATTTAATTAATAAATATAATATGCATACTGCTATTGGAGATAGAGAATACTTGCAAACTATAAGACATTCTACAAATAAAGAATGGTATGATGATGTGAGAAATGCACAATTAATTTTAGCTAAATATAAGCAAAGATTAGCATATCATAGAGAACTTTCAAGGAATTATCCTAGTGATTTATTACAAAATGCAATAAGAAAAGACATATTTTTAATAAATAAGTGGAAAGATTACATTAATAAGAGATTGCAAAAATAATTATATGTGTGTTATAATTAAAGTACTTGATAGAAAGGTTAAAAACTATGGAAAATAACGAAAATCTTGAAGAGAAAGTAATAGAAGAACAATCTATTACAGAACCTAAAATAGATGTTGAAGATGGGAACAATAATCCTGAACCATCACAGGAAGAACAAACTACTGTTGAAGAACCTAAAACAGAAGTTGAAGAAGAAAAACCAATTTTTACTCAAACACAAGTGAATGATACTGTCAGTAAAAGATTAAATCGCTTGTATAAAAGATATGGAGTAGAAAATGGAAAAGGTTTAGATGATTTAATTGAAAGAACAAAAGATTATGATGAAATCAAAAATCAAAATTTACAATTAAATCGTGAGCTTGCATTTTTAGAAAATAATATTAATCCTCAAAGATATGATGATATTGATACATACTTTAAAGGAAAAGGTATTGATTTTACTAGAGAAGCATTAAAACAAGAGTTAGAAACACATCCAGAATGGAGAAATGTTGCAACTCAAGAAAAACCAATCACAACTATTGAAAAGATTATTCCTGATAGAGGAGTAAAAGAAACAGTTGATGAGGGGAAATTAGCATCAAGTTTATTTGGTTTTAAAGATGGATTTGTACGCTAATAAAAGAAAGGAAAAGAAATCAAAAATGGATGAAAAAGAAAAGATTTTAAATGACAAACAAGTCGATGTGAATTCTATTGTTGATGACTTAAGAAGACAAGGTTATAAGAATGATGAAATTATAGCTGAATTAAGAAGAAAAGTTGAAAACAAAGAAATCACAGAAGAAGATTTTAAAAAAGTTGTCGATGGTTTAGAAGCTAAAGAAAAAGAAGAAGCTGAAAAACTATTCGATATGAAATTGCTTTAATTTTGAAAGGAGAAATAAAAAATGGCAAATAGTATAGCATTAATTGAAAAGTATTTAACCAAAGCTATTGATACTGTTTTTGCTGAAGAAAGTAAAACAGCTTTATTAGAAAATGGTTCAAAATACATTGACTTAAATTTCCAAGAAGCAGGCTATGTAAAAATTTTAAGCATCTTAATGGATGGTTTAAGTGATTATTACAGAGTAAATCATGAGGGTGTTGCTGGTTCTGGAGCATGGGCACATGATAATTCAAACAATACAGTAGGAACAAGAGATGGTTATGGTCGTGGTTCTACATCTGCAACATGGGAATTATTTAAATTAAGATATGACCGTGGTAAACAATTCTTAGTTGACAATATGGACAACGAAGAAACAGCAGGTTTAGTAATTGCAAACTTACTTACTGAATTCTTAAGAACAAAGGTTATTCCAGAAGTTGATGCATTAAGATTTTCTACTATCGCAAGTTATACAAACAAAGCTTTAGGAAACTTAATTGAGAAAACAATTGCATCTAACACAATCTTAGCTGATTTTAACTCAGCATTTGAATGGTTAACTGAACATGAAGTGCCAGCAGAAGACCAAATCATCTATATTTCACCTGCTGTTGAAACTTTAATCTTAAATTCAACTGAAGTAACAAAATTCATTACACAAGCTGATTTTACAAGTGAAAAAGGTATTACATTTAGATTAAAAGCATACATGGGAAGACCAATTGTTACAGTACCATCAAGTCGTTTCTTTACTGATATTGTAATTGATAAAACAAATGGTTATTATCCATCAGTTAACTCAAAAGTTATTAACTACTTAATCTGTTCAAGAAAAGCAGTTGTTCCAGTTGTAAAACTTAATAAATCTAAGATTTGGACACCTGAAACTCAAGATGATTTTGATGGTTATAAAGTTAACTTAAGATTATATCATGATACATTTGTACCAAAGAATAAAATCGTTGGATGTTATGCTTGTGTATCTGAAACAACAGCTACAACTAAAACTGCAAAAGTTGATGTTTCATTAAGTGCTGGTTCTGTAACAAATGCTTATGTAGTTAATGGAGTCTACTCAACACCTGCTGGTATGTTAGGAACATTAATTACAAGTAAGAATACATTTGCATTAGGAAATACAGTTGTTGTTGATGGCGAAACAATTAAAGCTGTAAAAGTTGATGGAAGCGACAATGTAGAAACAGAAGCTAAAGTCTATTTTGCTTTAATTGATGGAGCTAATAAAGTAATTGCTGTAAGCAACCAAATTACATTAACAGGCATTAAAAAAGCGTAATCTAGAGCATAAACCTCGATTGATACAATAAAGAGCAGTGCAAGTAAAATTGCATTGCTTTTTATTTTGTGTTAATATTAAAATATGAGAAAAGGAGAAAATCATAATGTTAGAATTACAAACAAAATATATAACTGCTGATGATTTTAAAAACTATTTTGGTGTTGATTTAGGTGCTGAATTAAATGAAAATCCTATTGGCTTTTTAATGAGAATTGAAATAAGAATGGAAAGTTATTTAAATTCAATGTTTTATAGAAATATTGAAAGAGAATATCCTAAATTTAGCGATTATCAAAAGCTTCATTATAAATTAGCTTTATTAGAACAAGCTATGTATGTTATGAAAAATGGAGATATATCAGTTGATAGTGGTTATGACCCTGAAAAAGGAGAAATCATTTCACAAGCAACTATTGATAAAATAGCTATTGGATTAAATGCAAAAAATGAATTAATCTTATGTGGCTTATGGTGTAGACATATAAGAAGTAATGGATTAAGTTCATGGTTTGAAGATTGGTGGAGATAAAATGATAGATATTTATAGAACACGAAGAAATTATTATAATAAAGTTTTATGGTGGAAAGCTAAAACAAAAGAAAAATATAATTTAAGTGATTTAGTTGAAAATACACATTATTCTGGCTTTTTTTATGCAAGAGAAGAAACACCTACATATAACAGAGATGAAGTTGTAAGTAATACATTTAGACATCAAAGAAAAGAAATAATGTTAAAAACTAATGATATTTTAAAAGATATTGAAGTCGATGATGTTGTAAAATATGATAATTATTATTGGAGAATTGTTGATTTTCAACAAGAAGATGTGCATAAACAAAATGAATTTTGCAAAAAATCATCAAAAATCACTTATATAAGAATTAGGCGATAAAATGATTAGTGAAGAAGCAAAACAAGAATTAGCAAACTTGATTATTAATAATTTAAAAAAAGATTTTGATTTTATCTATTTATCTCACAACTTAGCTGATACTATTTATTTAGAAGAAACAGAAAATGGATTACAAATCCATATTCCTGCAAAAATGTACGATTTAGGTTTATATGAAAAAGAAAGAGTAATCAAATATACAGGTAGAGGAAGTTATGCAAATGAAGTAGAATTGTATGGTGGATTTAGTGGGAAGCATAGAAACTATGTTTTAAGAGCAATAAATGATGCTATAAGAGTTTGGGCTAACTCGCAAAATATTAATTTAGAAAGGATTGATTATTTATGATAGAAAATGTTTTAGTAGATTATGAAAAGATTACAAATATAATTTATGGTAATTTTTACAAGATTATAAACAATAATGAAGATTATAAAGGTTTAAAGTTGTTTGTTGATACAGAAGAACAATTTTTAAGAAGAGAACATATCGAAGATGAAGAAGCTTTATTTATTGTTGTGAAATATGGAGAAGCAACAATCAATTATGGAAGTTGTGTTTTACCTATTAATCTTGTTGTTTTTGGCTTAGCTAATAACATTGAAAAGACTTTAAAACTATTAAATGAATATACTAAAACATTCAATCTTAGTATAAATGGTGATATTCAACAATTATATAATACACCTCATGGATTATCTAATTTTGGAGAAACAAGCAACGATTTTAGAAGCTTATTTACTTTATCAGGTATTATTTTAATAGGTAATGAAGTTGTAAGATTATCAAATATTATATATCACGATGGAGAAAATGAAGAATATCTTTCTGTTTTATCTTTTGATGATGATGCAACAAATATTTTAAATCCACAACCTTATGCAAATAGTGATGGAAGAGCTAAAAGCTATTCAACTTTTCAAACTTATACATTTTCTATAACACTTTATAATTCTAATTTTAAACTTATAAAAGATGTAATGAATGTAAAATATGGAAAATTAAGTTCAAATACTGATTTTATATTTTCTTTTGCTTTTAGTAATGGAATAGAAGTTAATAAATGGAAATTTAAATACAAAAATGCAAAACTTATATCAAAAATTGGAGAAACACCTATTGTTTCATTAACATTTTCATTATAAAAAGGTGGTTATATGGCTGATACAAGAGAAATTGTAATTACAATCAAAGGTAGTGGAGAAACAACTACTCAAACTGACAAACCAGATAATCCAAATCCTAAAGATAGTTCAAACATAAAAAAATCTACATCAATTTTGCTAAATCAAACATATCAAAGACTAAAAAGTGAAATATCAAGCGAAGTAAATTATGAAATTGATAAACATTTTAGATTAACTGATAATTATATCGGACAAAGAAATTTTAATAATGCTAAACAAGTTATAAATAAAGCAGTAAGTTTTGGGACAAGTATTGCAACTGGATTTGCAATAGGAGGACCTGTTGGAGCAGTTGGTGCATTTGTAGTTCAAACTATATCTTTAGGAATAGATATTTATCAAAATTACGACCAAGAAAACATTAATTTAAGACAAATGGAAGCTCAATTATCATATACAAGAGAAAGAGCTGGTTATTCACTAACAAGTGGAAGTATAGGAGAAAACAAATGAGTTATAATGTGAGAGTTTATTTTTCATCAAGAATAAATGATGCTTATTATTGCGTAAATGGAGCGACTTTTTCAGAAGAATTTAATGAAACTTTAGATAGTGCAGTAATCATTTTAGATAATGTAGAAGAATTTTACAAATTATATATTAAACCTTATGAATTTGTGAAAGTCGTTTGTATGAATGAAAATGATGAAATTATTTTTGAAAAGTTTTTTTTAATTGATAATTATATCGAAAAAGAGACAAATATAAAAGAACACATCTACCAATATACTATCAATTTGATGAGTACTACAAAACTTTTAGAAAAAATACAATTGCCAAATCTTGCAATTAGTCATAGTTTAGTAAGTGGTAAAAAAACAATTTATCAATATATTAAGCAATATATGGAATTATATTGTCCTAAAATAAAATATACAAAAGATGGCTCAAATTGGGATTATGAAAGTTTGATAACTTTAGGAAAAGATTTAGAACAAAAATTCAATGTTGAATGTAGCGATATGACTTTATCTCAACCTACTTTAAGACAATTATTGACTTCATTAATGATACAAATTGGTTGTATTCCAGTTTTGAAAAATAGAGAATTATCTTTTTTAGATTTTAGAAAAGAAAAAGAAAAATTCAATAAAAGAGGAAATCAAGGAACATTAAATTATGTTGAAAAATCATTATCAAGTGATAGCTATGTTAATACTTTAGTAAACAATTTTGAACAAGTTTTAGATGATGAGAATGAAGTAATAAGCGAAACAGTTGGATTTAGAAATAAAGAAAAAGTTTTAATTCAACAATTAGACAATTTAACAATTGAAACAAAATTTCCTATTTATGAAATAAATAAATTTGTTTTAAATTCTTTAGTCAGTGAAAATTTAAGATATATTCCACAAAATACTTATGATATTCTTGATATTGCAGGTGGAACAGTTGATACATTGTATCCTATGATTTTAAGAAATCCAACATTGCCATTACCAAATTCTAAACTTTACATTTGGAGCGATAACGCAGTAACAATAGATTTATTTTATTTTGTTAGAAATAGAAAAAGCTCAAATGAAAATATACCACAACATAGATGTAATTTAAAAAATGTTCATGTATCTGTTGTAAAGAAAATAGTTGATGGAGTTAATACTTATTATAAAAAAGTTGGAGAAATTACATTATTAAAAGATGGAATAAAAACTGGTTATTTACCAATAGCAGAAACAAGTCAAACAACTTCTAAAATGACAACAATTTATAAAGATGGAACTTTTGGAAGTACAACAGATGTAGGACAAACAACTTACATAGGAAATTATTATGAGCTTGTAAGCGATATTGAAACAGAAGAAAGATTAAGTGTTAATGATGATGTTCAAATATGGATTGAAAATGAATTAATCGATTTAGATGATAATAATAAAGTAATTAATCAATTTTTACCATTTACAAAACAAGATGGGGTGTATGTTTTAACAACTTCTAATTTTTATTATGATGTATTAACAAATATAAAAATTGATATTACAAAATTAGTTGTTGAAGCTAGCAAGAGACAGCTTTTAAATACTGATTATAACAGCATGCCAAGTAGTGGAAGTTTAGAAGATTTAGCTAAATTCATATATGGAACTTTAAGTTATTCAATAGGAAGCAAGCAAATTACAGGGTTTTCTCAAACTTATAGTAAATCAGTTGGATGGTGGAAAAATGATTATTCTTATTTTGAAAATATATTACAATATTTAAAGAATAATAATTTATTAAATAATAAAGATGTAGATTATAATGCATTGCAAAAATACATGGGTGGAATTCCATTTAAATATAATGTAAAAACAAATTATAAATTTAACTTTTACAATCCAAGTCAATCAATTTTAGGTGAAAACTTTTCTTTATTTAATTTTGATGTTTATTATAAACCATTAAATACTTATAGTTTAAGATATACAAAGAATAATGAAGATATTGATTATGCAATAGAGCAGTTGGATAACAGCAATAATGGAGTTATAGATTTTGAAAGAACATCAAATACAGAACAAGATAAAATTAATAGATTAGGAAATGAAATTGTTTCAATTAATCAAGTTGCTACAGATTTTAATCAAATACAATCACTAAATTCTTTATATGAAGAAGATTATACAATTTTTAAAAGAGTTATATCTATTGAAAAAGATTACATTAATGTTAATTATTTTGCTTCTAAAAATTATGTTATGCAAAATTATTTTACAAGCATTACAACTAAATATAGAGCTTATGAAAACATTGATTATAATCAAGCTATTATTAGAAAAGAAAATGAAAATATTTTTGTTTTAATAGATACTTTTAAAATTGAAAATGGAGATAGAAAAATTAAATTTAAAAACGGAAGCTTAACAGATTTCATTCGTGGATGTAGAGATGATGTGCTTAATGAAAATAAAATACATTATTCTTATGAAAAAGATAGCGTAAATGCTTATAAAAATGATGTTTCAATTATTTCTACACAAAATATTTTAGCTTTTATCTATGAAAACTATGACAATGTAAGTGCTGGTTCTTATTTAAGACAAAATTATGTTGATGAGGGATTAGGTGGAATACCACAAGAATGGGGACTTTATCAAAATGATTATTATCAATCTCATGAAGTTGGTTATTTAACAACTATTCCATTTTATGATGAAATATTAAAATTCATAAAATCTCCATTGATAACTGATTTAAATTATCAAAAATATATTATGTTTAATTTAGTTGATGATAATAGAAATGATGATTTAAAGAAAACTTATTACAAAGATAATGCTGAAATTATTAATCAAACTATTCAATTTACTTATTATAATGTTAACGATAATGTAAAATGGACAAAATTATTCTTAAACAATAATAATCTATTTGCTAACAATTCAATTAAGCCAAATGCTATCGTAAAAATTGATAGCTTAGCCGTAGACAAAGAAAAAAATAAAATAGGAGAAATTATAGGGGAGAATGAAGAAGAACGCTTAGAAACGCTAAAAATCGCTATTGAGATTGTTGATGACAAGATTATAGTTAATTGGTATATAATCGGAAGTGATTTTTGTAAAATTGTACATGTAAATGATGATGGAACTATGAACGATATTATAGCTTTTAAGAGAAGTCCAAATGCTCAAAGTGATACATTTTATGTTTCATTAAATGATACAAAATCTCCAAAAGTTTATTCTGAAAAAGAAAGTGGAGTTAATAGTCATTTAATTTATGAAAGTTTTGTTATATAATGAAAGCAAAGGAGAAAGATTTATGAAGATTTTATTAGATATAAAAGTCAATGATGAATTAAAAGAAGATGACATCTTAATTTATAATCAAGATAGCCAATGTTTTGAAAATATTCATTTAAATCATTTTTTTAAACCATTAGATAAAAAAGATAAAGACTTACAAACTCAAATTGATGAGCTTAATCAAAATTTTAAAGAATATAAAGAAAAAATGAATGAAAAATTGAATTCATATCATAAAGTTTTAAATGTAATTGCGAAAGGAGAATAAAATGAAGAAAATTTTTAAAATTGCATTAATTTTAGGTGGTTGTTTATTAATTGGAACTGGTTGTGCTACCATTGAAAAGAAAATTGTATATGCAGGAGAAATCGAAAATACAAGTGAAATCGTTTCAAGTGAAATTACAACAACAACAAGTTCTAGTGAATTAACACAAGAAGAAGTTGAAAAAACAATTAAAGAAAAAATTGAAAATTGGGCTAGTGAATATGTATCGTGGGACTATGTAAGTTCAATTATTAACTGGAGTATTGATACTGGATTATTATCAGTAATAGCATTATTAGTTGTTAAAACAAGAAAATACAAAAGTATGACAGGAGAAGAAATTGTGAATTTATTAAAATCACAATTGATTGAAACATTAACAACTAATTTTAAAGAAATGAGCGAAGAACAATTAAAACAATTAGTTTTAAATATGGACGAATTAAGTTCAGATATTGAAGTTATGAAAAAAGCTTTAGTTTTAGCTCAAGATAAAACTGCTGAGGGCAAAATTGCTTTATTAAATTTAATCGATGGAACAACTGAAAATAAAGAAACAAAAGAAGCTATCGATGAACAAAAAGAAAAGATTGAAAAAGAAGAGGCAAAGATTGAAGAAGTTAAATCGGCAGTTGATGGAGATTACAAGGAAATCTTTTAATTATGGAAGAAAAGAAACTAAAGCGATTTATTAAAGATGGGATTATTGATTTAATTATAATTGGTGTTTCTGTTGCTTATGTCTTTTATTCTATGATAACTATTGAAAAAGCTGATATATCTTTAAATGAATTATGTGCTAAAAGTATATTATCTATTATTGCTGGTTTAATCATTAAGCAAGGATTGGGAGAAAATGGGTTTTCAAAGGGCTATAATTCTGCAACATGGGAAGAGGAAATGCAGAAATATAATACTGCTTGTAATACTGCTAATCCTTATATGGAAAGAGTAGATAACTTTTATTATACTGAAGAAATTGAAAAAAGAAAAAGATATAGACAAAACATTTTAATGGGAGCAAGACTAAAATATTCTATGTTTTTTGATGAAAATGGAGATTATATTGAAACTGCTGATACTTCAAAATTATCAAGACATCAAAAAAAAGCATTAAAAAAATGTATAAGAGTAAAGATTTACAATTTAAATTTATTTAGTGAATATGATAATGATTTTGTAGCACAAACTAAAAAAGAAACTAACGATGGAAATCAAAGAATAAAAATGTTCGGACAAAATTCTATATCTCAAAGTTTAATAGCAGTTTTAAGTGTTTATTTTACTGCTACTTGGAATAATTGGAATTGGGCATTATTCATCATGGCAACTATTCAAGTTTGTTTATGGCTAGCTTGTGGAGTTATGCAACTTTATTCTAATTATAATTATATCGTTATTGATAAAGTGAACAAATTAAAAAAGAAAAAAGAATTAATACAAAAATTTGTATTTGGATGTGAAAAAGGAATGTATGTTCATAATCCTTATGATTATGTTGAACAAAAAGAAAGAGAGGAAGAAGAAAATGGAAAAGAAACAAAACTTTCTGATTAGATTATTTTCATTTTTATTTATCTCAATAATTGCACCTGCAACTTATTTAATTGTTAGATTTAATTTATTTCAATGCACTTCTAAACTTCAAATAGGATTATGGGGATGCATTGTATTTTTGATTTTAGGAATAACAATTAAAATTCTTATATCTTTTTATTTAGAGGGAATGAAAACAAAATTTAGTATATGGAAACAAATAATTACAGGTGTTTCAAAACTAATATTACCACTTTTAACATTACTTGTATTACTTGTATGGTTAAAAGATAATATCGGACTTTTAATTGAAACATTAGCTGTTTTAATTCCTTGTGAATTAATCGCTATAATTATTAATCCATTACCTAAATGGTGTTTTGATAATAATGTTGAGGGTATAGGAGAAATTGCTGATAGAATTTTTGCAAAGAAAGGAGAAAATAAATAATGTATATTTATTATGACAAAAATTATAATCTAAAAGAATTCATAACTGATGTAAAAGCTTTTCAATCTGCTAGTGAAGTTAATAATCTTTATGTTTATGTGGAAGATTTAGAAGATGATGATTATACCAATGCTACTGTTAGATATAAGAATTATGGAACAATAGATGAAAAAGATAAACAAATTAATGTTTCTAATGAATTTAATTTTGATGGAACAGAAGAAAAAGAAATTCCATTTAATAGAGAACAAGATTTATTATATTTTAAATATGGAAAAACTTATAAATTTATTAAATTTGTTATTCCAGATGAAATATTAGCAGAAAATGGTGTTGTTTTAGCAACTATTAGATTAATCACAGCTAAAACTATTCAACCATTAGAATTATTAACTTTTAATGTTTATAACGAAGTTGTAGCAAAAGATGTAGATATTTCATTAAGTCAATGGAATTATCTTTTAAAAAGATTATATATTAGTGGAAAATTTATTAAAGTTGTAGAAGATATCGGAATTTTAAATAACAATTTTGAAGATTATAATGATAGAGATGTGATTTTTGATGAAGCAGGACAAAATTTTTATTTGATTTTAGAAATAAATGGAGTAAAAACAAAAGAATTACTTTTAACTCGTTCAAGTGAAAATTCCGTTAATACTATTATTGTTAGAAATGATAAAGGAAAAGCAGAAATTGAAACACCTGTAAAGAATGAAGATGGAAGCAAAAGCATTGTAAATGTGGAATATGTGAATAAAGTTGTAGAAGATTTAACTTTAAGA